GGGTAACTTGAATAATTTTAGCAGCAGTATCAATAGCTGTTACAACTCCATAATAAACTCGCCAAGACCCGATAGGGGTTACTAATCCCACAGCGCCTAAGTTATACCAAGTATTCTGTGTTGGAGTAGCTTGACTTCGTGATGTTGTATCGCTTGTTTTTACTGTCCATTTATTTGGACTGAGTGGAAATCCCAAAGGTGCTTTTACTACACTGTAATACGGGAGTGTAATTGCGGTATCAGCCAAAGTGTAATCAGTTCCCCCGTAAAGAGTTAAAACTGTTGCTGCAACTTTAGTAATAATGAAATATTTTACTGAACCATTATGTTTTAGTTTTATCCTCATACCTGCCGAATATTTTGTAGTTGCATCTGTTGGAACGGTAATTGTATAAGTCGGAGCATCAGCAGAAGCATAAATCCAGGTTTCACCTGCTGCAATCCAACCATCTATTGTGCCGGTAAATAATGGAGATGCTACTGTTGGAGTATTAATTATTGGTGATGTTAAAATTTTATTAGTTAAAGTTTCAGTACCTGTTAAAGAAACTTCCGCTAATTGCTTTAGCGTTCTAAAATCCTCCAGTTCATCATCTTCAAATTCAAGTTTATCTTCATTAACCCTTATTTCAGTAACCATTTATTTATTCTCCTATGCTTAATTTTTTAATCTTAACATTCACAGTATCGCCAAGTTGCAGATATGGTCTTGATGGGCTTTCAATTTCAATTTCTAATGCTTCAGGGTCTTTATAATCTGCAAGTAGGTCATCTGCTAACTCCTGCGCATAATCCATATCCTGTATAAATTCTGAATCTATTAAATACTCTGATTTGCCATATATAAATATTAAATCAGCATCTTGGGAAATTACTTCATTTGCGCCAGTTGCCTCCAGTGGTTGCGCTAAAATAGAAATTGATGTAACGTCCACATCAGCCCCAGTAGAGTTTGTAAAAGTAAGAAAGGTTACAAAACTATATTTATTTTGAGTTGTTATTGTTATACCCACACCCATAGGTGCGTAAGTTGCATTAGCAATATTTACAACACGGCAGGGTTTTTTATTAAAATAACAAGCTATGTCTCTTGTACCGTTTGCTGGAATTGTTATATTTTGAGTTAAGCTATAAACTTCCTGCTGAACCTGCTCATATAATGGGTTTGATTTAATCCTTATATAATTTTTCATACTGGACGACATTACTGGAGATGATGCAGAATTCTTTTTTATGTTGCTGTCATCATAATAAGCAGCTACTCCCCCCTCAGTCCAACCTCGAGTCTTTGAATTAAATAATCCAAGCTCATCAAAAAATGCTACTCCCCCATCGGATAATTCTAATCTCTTAATATTTTCAGCATATTTTCTCGGTATAAAATAAGCATAAGGAATATGAGTATGAGGTGTAACTAAATCAATACTGTACTCGGTTGAACCTAATCCAAAATCTTCAACTAACATTTTAACAAGTTCGTCCTTTGAATAATCCTCATAAACTAGCGAGCTTTCAAAATCTTCCTCATTCATAAGAATCATTTTATCTACAGCATAAAATTCTACTGTCATATCAGATTTTGGGTCTATCTCTTTAAGATAGTATTTACCCTGTGCAAACCATTCAATACTATCTCCTAAGTCAATTCCTATATATGAATAAATTATTTTGTTATATTTTAGGAATGGATATAGATATGAATCTATGTTTTCAGGATTATATTTTTGGCTGGTATTATTAAGTCTAAGCGTTAAAGTATTTGCTGATATATTACCTAAAGATACAGATGCGCCAGAATATTCAAGTTCCTTACTTATCTCCATTGGTTCAGCAGTTAAATCAGACGATACATCTTCTCTAAATCCTGTCATAACCTCTACAATACAAGCAGGCATATCAGCAAGACTAATTTTACTTATTTCAACTTTCCAGCCCTTAATAGTAGTAACCGCTGGGAATGTATAATAAGTAATATAGCTTGTAAGTCCTATATAACCTGAGCATAGAACCCAGTTTGTATTTGTTGAATCCCTATAGTATAAATCCATATTAACCGGGAAGTTATATTGACTGCCAAATACTGTTAAATGAGTTGTTTGTATGGTAGATGTATAAATTTCCGATATATCTTCAGTAACACCAGAACCATAGATATAGACATAAAAAATAAAGTCATAATTAGGATATAAGTCCCAGTTCCCATAACTATAATCAGCTATATTCCCCGAATGCGTAGGAGAAGTTCTATCAGCTCCAACCTTTAAACAATTATAAGTATCTCCTCCAGAAAATTCTATTACTAAACAATAATAAGTCCCATTAACTAATAGATACTGCTCTGCACCTTCAAAACTAAAAGTTGTTAACTGAAGAGATGTAGATAATGTGGTAATATCAATAGTATTTGATGTAGCCAAAGGCTCGCCAGTTGGGATACTGCTTACTCCATAAGTCCCGGAATGAGCATATAATTTAGCAACGATATTACCTGTGGGACTGCCATATTTTCTTAAATACCATTTACAAGAGACAAGATTTCCTGCTTTTCCAGTAAAAGATTGAGAACCTTTTTCAGTCCCAGAACAATAATAAAGCTGAGTACTATAATTACTCTCACTATAACTATCTGCAATTTCAATATCTGCAAATTCCCCATTCACATCTGAACGATTAGCGCCAAGCCAACCATTTTCATACTTATTGGAAACCAGCCTTACGTTATCACCGAGTCGCATAGAATCAGAAAGAATCAAAGATTTAAATCTTGCATAAGTTTCATCATTGACTGCATTCTCTTTAGCAAAATAAGTTGAATCCCATTCACCTGCGGTAACAACTCCAGGAGTGTCACCTTTTGTAATCCAATCTATAAAGCATTTATATTTACGCTTAATTGGTGAAGTATCAAATGCTGTTCTTGCTGGTAGTGTTACGGTTTGCACTTATGTCTCCTTTAATGAAAAACTTATATTATATCGCCAATCTTTATCACCGGTTAAAGGTCTTAATCTTTTTTCTTTATAACTATTTGTAACAAACCGGACAGTATAATTTGAAATTGCTCCATCTTCATCATATAAAACCATAGCCAGAGATGTGTGTTTATCATATTCAGCTTTTAATTCATTCCTGCCAGCTTTTAAGTCCAAAGTATTTACACCATTTGCAGGGAGCATGCTAAAAGATATATTAAATAAATTTTTTATGCCTACATAATATTGAGTTTCAGAACCGTCTTCACATTCAACAATTTCCTCTATTGGCAAAGGCTGCATATCAAATTCTATCTCCACTATTGAAAGTTCTATATCACCAAGTAATATTTTTTGTGGGTTCATACTCATTTGACCTTCCTTGCCCCTTCTCTTAAATCATACTTTTCCCATATGTCATATAAAACTTTACCATCTACGCTCAAAGGAATATGTAATGTAACTTCACCGCCACCTTTTATATCCGGTGGATTATTTATAAAGTTCCAGAACCAATCGGCTACGTTTTTCTGTTGTGAAGTATTTGCTACTACTTCATATTCGTGTGCCATTATGGGTATTGGTCTACCTGTTTGTGGAATATTAAGTCCACTTGCTGCGGTCATTATCGGTTGGTATGCGCCATCATTACCTACTACCCCGCCACCTGCCATTGCTTTTACTATACCGCCACCTGCATAAGTAGTAATCATACGAGTTATAATTTCTACAGATTTACCTTGTACGCTATTAATCTTTCTTTGTATTTTTTCAATATTGGCTTCAGCTTCGCTGATATCAACATCAATATTAACTAATCTGTCTTTGGTAGCTTCATCAAGTTTAATTCCTAATTCTTGAGCCTTTAGGATTATCTCATTACCAGAAAGTCCAAATTGCTGTGCCATTTCTATAAAAGCATCTTCTCCCCACTGTCCAGAAGTAACTAACTGTGCGCCATATTCCAATGCCTTTTTTCGTGCTGCTTCCTGCTCTTCTTTTGTGGTATAAACTGATGTATATACTCCATAAAAAGAAGCAATAACTTTTTGGTTTGCTCTATCTAAATCATTTTGTGCTGATTCTGCTTCTCTTGAACCTGCACCATATTTTTTTATTGCTTCCTCTACTGCTTTAGCTGCTTCTTCTACTGCCCATTCTGCTTCCTGTAACTCATTATTAGCATCTATACCGTCAAATAAAGTACCGATTAATGAATTAAAACTGTTTCGTAAGTCATCAACTGATTGTACTTGTCCGTCTATTGCGCCGGTAGAATCTTCAGTTGCGGTTTTTAGTAATCCCTGTTCTTTAGCATATTTTTGAGCTTCTTCTCTTGTAAGGTCATATTGAACCATAAGTCCTTGCAAGACTTCCTCATTATCTTGGGTTGCAATTTTAGCTTCAACCGAAGTACCTATATAATCCCCCAAACCCTTATCAAGCCTATCAAGTTTATCAGTAAATCGTTCAAGGCTTGTTGGCATTTTAGAATATTCCCCTGATAAATCTATTACTGCCCGTCTTGCTTCATCTTGAGTTATTATTCCATCTTCAAAATTCTTATTTATTTCTACTATTTTGGGATTTAATTCATCAAATATTGCGGGAGATTTGGCAAGTTCTGTAAATAATGCTGCCGTTGATGCTGTAAATTCATCTTGTACATTTTTCCCTTTGCCAAGAGTTTTTTCAGCTATTGCAATAGTATCGCTAAAATCATAAATTTGTTTTTTTGCTTCTTCTGTTTTATCCCCATATTTTTCAATGCTATCTCCAGTTTGAACCAATGCTAAAGCAATCGAACTAAGAATACCTAAAAATGTTGCACCGCTAATTCCAATTCCAGCAAGAGCATATTCTAATTTAGCAAATGCTGCCTGAAGTGCTAATACTCCCAATCTTGTTTTACCGACAACTCCACCTAGAAGCATCAGCCCACCTATTGTACCTATAATGGCTAGACTAGAATTAATTATTGCTACAGTTGCTTTCTGATGTTCTTGTATAAATTTTGATAATTCAGTAGTTGCACTAGTTACCTTTGGTATATATTGAGTACCTAATTGTATAGCTACTGCACTTATGTTATTTTTTAATACTTGAAGTTGAAAATTAAGTCCTTTTTCCTGTTCGGCGAGTGCTGAATTTGTTTCTCCCGTGGTATCTTTAAAATCTTCCATAAAACCATTTAGTTCATCTATACCACTACCAGTAAGAGCAGCAGCAGCCCTTATCGCTCTTATTTCAGGAATCATCTCTTGTAACTTGGTTATACTTCCACCACTTGCTTTGGTAAGTAATTCCATAACTCCCGTAAGACCAATTTGTTTTAGTGCCATTTCTCCGGATTCATAACCGGCATTTCTTAAAACTTCTGCAAATTTTTCCGAAGGGTCAATAATGGAGAAGATTAATCTATTTAACGAAGTGGTTGCAGTTGCAGCATCAATACCCTTGGTAGTCATATAGGCAATAGAACCGGAAAGTTCATTAAAACCAATATCCGCTATACTTGCCACACCAATTACCGTTCCAATATTAGACGATAAATCTTCGAAGGTTAGAATACCCTTTTTTACGGTCATAAACATTGTGTCGGATATATCCCCAGCTCTATCTGCTTCATATCCATAGGCTCGAAGTGTGGCAATTATCCCTTTTGCTGCTACTTCGGTATTAGTAAGACCAGCACTTGCAGCCTTAGCCGAAGCTTCCAGAACTTTCATTCCTTCTGCACCCTGAAAACCACCTGAAGCAACCTGATACAATCCATCAGCTAAATTTTTTGCCGATTGGGGCATCCTGGTGGACAACTTTAAGACCTCATTGCTTATATCAGTAAACTGCTGTTCTGATAACTTTGAAATTGAGTTTACATTACGCATACTCTTTTCATAATCAGCAGCCATCTTTATTGCTACAATACCAACTCCAGCTACGGCACCGACCATAAGACCGCCGGCCATAATCAGTTTTGTAGAAGCATTGGTTAATCTCTGGCCAAAAGAAGTTATGGTTCTGTCAGCAGTAGCAAGTTTTAAATTTGCGGCCATAAGACCAGCATCTAATTTTCGAATATCGAGGCCAATTTCACTCCAAATTGTGCCTAAGTTTCCAAAAGGCATTATTTCTTTCTCCTTATCTTTACAGCCAGTTTATGCAATAAGTTTCTGGCATTATTTTCTTTAGGTTCTTGAGGTTTTTTATTTTCCACCAGTTTTGAGTAGACGTAGCAAGCTGCCTCATCTATACAGAAAGCGACATAGTCATCTTTTATACCGAGCATATCTGAAACAGCCTTGCTACTACTTTTTGCTACGCCCACCAATCTTTGAAAGTTCTTCGATTTTACGAAAGGGTTGGAGACCCATCACCCCATTCTGCGTATAGGAAAATATAGCTAATCTCTGAACATCAGTCAGCAGTTCCGCAACCTCTTCATACTTCGGTTCTACAAGCGCAACTTCCAGTACCTTATCCAGCACATCAGCATAATTTTTTATATTACCTTTCTGCCTTCCTTCAAATATTTCCTGTGCAGCAGCAAGCAGTTCATTTGGTATTGCGCCTGATTTACACAAATAAAGAAGTGAAGGTCTGCGCAGTTTTGCTACAAATGGAGTGCCATCATCAAATTTAGGAAGCTCTATAATCTCACCATCTTTTAATTTTTTTAAGTCGCTAGTTTTTGTTACTTCCATATATCACCTATGCTATAGCAGCAACTTCTTCTTCAGTTATTGCTGGTTCAATTAATGACGGATCTGATTCGTTCCTTCTTGCACGGATAACAAACTGGTCAACTGCAAATACCTGGTCTGCTGGTCCCTGAGAACCAAGTCTTCCCTTACAGAACGCAAATTCGTACAGTATAAATCCATCCTCTGTTGATTCGCTATCGGATTCGGTGTAGTTTGAAACCCACACTTCTAATCTAAACGGATATGGATTTTCAAGACTACTTGCAGGTGCAAGCCATTTTTCGCTACCCGGCGCTCCTGTTACTGTTCCACCAGCTATAGCTGCTTTTAAATTTGCGTCAAAGATTGCATTAGAGATAGTAATATCTACACCCCTAAAAGTGTCTTCTTCTTTTACTATTGCTTTGATACCATCTCCACCTCTTAATGTAGCTTCATTTCCCTCAATATAAACTGGTGTGATATCCATAGATTGAATATCATCACTTACTATTGGAACTGCACTACCATCAGGGCCTCCACCTTCGAGTTCTGGTGTTACCCTAAATTGTCTTATTCCGTATAATACTGCCATTTCTTATTTCCTCCTTTTTGTTTGCAATAAAAAAACACCTCCGAATGGAAGTGTCCAGTTAATTAAATTTTATGTTAAACTCTACCTGGAGAGCGGAATTGTAAAGTCTACACGTTTCATAAAAGTATTATCAATCTCGTTATGCCAGTCCTGTAATGTTTTAACATATTCAGGTCTAAAATATCTTTCAGGACTACCATCAATGGTTAAGGTTACTTTATCTAATTTGTTTCTTACTTCTATGGCTAAAGCATCTAAAGTTGTAAAACTTGAAGGACTGTTATATATAAAAATCTGTAAATCAAGAAATGCACCAAGTTTATTTCCCATTGATGGATTATCTTCCCCTAATTTAAAAGTGCAGTAAGGTTTTTCCACTCCTATGGGAGCCGTAAAGGCTTGGTAAACCCTATCTTCAAAATCATCAATTGTTTTAAGTTGTGTTGTTATTGCTGTTCTCATGCGTTCATTATCCTTTTTGCATTTTCATGTACTTCTTTAGAATATTTATTTGCTGTTTCTTCCAGTATTGCGTATTTACCATCATGGGCTAATTCCAAAAATATCCCATATTCCATAGCGTGTGCTATAAAGATTATAAGCATAAATGGATTTTGCCAGAATGAACCACCGTGAAGTCCAGCCCTTGCATTACCGGTTCTATCCTGCCATCTTTTATTCTGTCTGGCATAATTGGTCATATTGATATCTGCCACTCTTCCGAGTCCTTCAAGTCCAATCTTCTTCTCAACTGCCCACTTGTTTAAATTTCCTAAAACTATTGGAAGTCCACTCATGTTGTCTCCTCAATATATACCTCTTTAAAAACGATGTAGCCTTGCGTATAAGTATCCTTAACATCTGCAACTTTATAATTTTTGCCACCATAGCTAAAGGTATCAAGATTGGTTGCACTCTCACTTAAAATATTAGCATCATATTTTGCTATTAATTTTTTAACCCTATTGGCATGATATCCGCCATCATCTACTGATAATACTCTTATACCCCTAACTGAAGAAGCATAAATCCTGACTGTTTGAGCAGGTATTATTGATGGTGTTTCAACCACTCCCCCATCCGTCCCTTGTGTTCTGGTTGTCCTTGATATAAATATTAAAGCAGGATTTTGATTGATTAAATTTTCCTGTCTTGCTCTTATTGATTCGTAAAGCATTATCTCTCCAATTGTCCTGAACTTGACTGCCTAAAATCCCAGTATTTTTTTATGCAATATTCCCTACTGTTTTTATCTTCAGGTAAATCCTCGTCTCCAAGTTTTGCCCTGCCACTAAATCTTGATTTGGCTGCCCGATATAACCATAACTGTGCTACTGCCTCAAAGAAGTTGTGATAATTAAAAGTAGCATAAACTGCATTAGGTACTACAACCGGTGGTGAAGCGTCAAAAGTAACTATTCCGTTGAATACATCAATTTCATAATCTTCACTAGATATAATATTACCACCACCATCTTTTAAGATAACACCGGTTAAATACTTATAGTCTATGTGATAGATAAGACTTTCATTATCGTAATAGTAATCTTCAGAATATATCTGCATACTATCTACGTAATGCCTATCATCATTTAACCATCTTTCGATTATGCCATCACTAACAGAATAGGGTATGGCCTCATCTTCTATATAATTTCTAACTATTTCAATTAAAGGTTCTGTCATCTTTTAAACCCCGCTTCATTTTTAATTAATTTTTTATAATAAATACTCTTATTGTGTTTGCGTAAATCTATGCGATTGTGCCAATTATGAACCAAATGGAAATCTTTAATATATTCAAAAGTAAAATCCTTATTTATAATCTGTTGCAATTTATTTATCATCTGTCCGTTATGATACAAAGTATAATGTACGTGTTCATATCTCATGCCGGTTCTAAACTTAAAGAACCTTGTTGCACGTCTTTGTATATGCTTACTATGTCCGTCCTTTAAGTCTATTATACCAAAATCAGACCCTAATTTTGAGATACTGCCAATTAGCACTTCGTCAGCATCCAGATTTAAGACTGTATCGCCATCATCAAGACAACCTATATAAACATTTCTTTTTTCTACTTCATTTAAATCTGTTGTAATTATTAATTCAACATTATCCAACTCCGATAAATACTGTATTGTTCTATCTGTAGAAACCTTATCATCACCGGGGAAGTCCTTAAATTTGCCATCTACTATTATGATTTTATCGACTTTGCCGATTAAGGACTCTACACATTCTTTTATAAGTGGCCAGTCGTTATAAGTTATTATGCAACCGATTATCATACTATTTATTCATAACTAGCTTTTTTATATTGTGCTTCACGTGGCCCTGAAGTCTTATAAAACTGGGATTTATAATATTTTCTTGATTTATCCCTAAGTATCGCAAGATGAATTATTTTCATTCCGCTTACTTTTTCAGATGTAAATCCATTTTCTGCGCTGCGCCGTTTGTTAAATAATTTACCATTCACTTCAAGTATAAAATGCACTCCACCATATTTCATACCTTCATGATATTTAAATAATCTTGTAGCAAGCCATTTTTCATATCTATTATTTAATTCACTAAATTTAACTAATCCAATATCGGAATTTAATTCAGGAATATTGCCTTCCACTATTTCATCGGCATCTATCATTAAAACAGTCTGTCCTCTCCTTAAGTCTCTCAAATATTCATTTCTCTTATCGCTTTGGTAAATGTTTGCCACAAATCTCAATTCTACCTTATTAAGCGAACGCAGATATTCTATTGTCCCATCGGTTGAATAAAGATGCCCTGTAAAATCAGGGAAATCTTTATAACGACCATCAACACATATTATCTTGTCAACCTTACCATAAATACTTTTGATTGCCCTTTGCAAAAGTGGCATATCATTAAAAGTTACCATTAATGCTGTTATCATATTTTCCTGAATATAACACGGGGACATTTTTTGTCATTTAATTCTTTTTTAAGTTCTTCTAAATTTCTTATTTTACTGGAAATATTTTGAGTTGCTCCCATTTTAAATCCATAAGCCTTTATAATATCAATCATCTTTTTTGCTAATTTCATATTCTGCATGTGTTTAGGGTGAATTTCTATAAACATCATTGCACCCTTAGGCATAAGTTTTACAGCTTTACCCATTCCTTTAATTATTTCTGCCTCATATCCCTCAACATCCATTCTTAAGAGGTCAATTCGATTTATATTTTCAATTTTACAGAAACTATCAAGTGTTAGAATTTTAGTTTTTGATATTCCTATGTTTCCATCACGTTCTTTTAGTTTCGGAGAATTTATCATACACAAATTAGATTTAGAATGTATAAATATTTCACCATCGCAATTATCCGAACCTATGGCAAGTTGATATACTTTTATATTCTTAAATTTGTTAATCTTTATGCTTTTTTCTAAAGTCTCTGCATTTTTTTTAACTGGTTCGATTGCATATACATAACCAGTATCCTCAACTTTCCTTGCTTCAAGTAATGCGTAATATCCCAAATTTGCACCTATATCAATACAAATCATTCCCTTTCTAAGATAATCAATAACCGCAAGCGTTGCCCTACCTTCCCTTATTATTGGTTCTTGAATACTAAAATGCTTAGAACCATAAAGAAGTTCCTTTGATATGCCCCCATCTTCGGGGATAAAATACATCTTGCTTCCAAGTACTGTTCTTAGTTTAAATTTTTCCACCAATTCTCCATATCTTTTTTTATGTTTTCAAGTCTACCTATATTAATATTACTGTGTCCAAGACCACCGGGACGCATTTTTTTTATCATCAAATCATATTCGGGATAATCGCTTATTTCTCTATACTTGTTGGTATCTATCTGGTCAAGTCTATCAATCCAGACCCCCACATAGAAAGCCGATGGCCATTTTTTATATTTTTCCTGTTGACGACTGCACCAGCCGGAAAGACTACCCTTATTTTCCGGTATTGGCTTGTCTATAATTGCTCTTCTTATTAATTGTCCTGTACCACCACTATTTATATAAAAATAAATCTTGCCATTATTAAAATCTACACTAAATAAATGCCTATAAAAATCATCATTGGTTTTAATTTTAAAAGGCATAGCCAGATAGTGATCGGCCTGTACTGTAAAAAGTGGGTAAATATCCATTACCTCTTTTAGCTTACTCAACCAATCCCGCGTAACAACTGTATCATTGTCTACTTTGGCAACATACTTGCTGTTTTTAAATTTATCAAAAAACATATTCATTGGAGATGCAAGTCCAAGATTTACTTTGCTATGGTGTATCTCTATCCGACTGTCATTTAAACTTTCAAGATATTCTGTTGTTTGCTTATCTGAACCATTATTAAATATAAATAGTCTAAATGGATAAAGGGTATTTTTAAGTATTGCCTCAATAGCTTTTTGGGTATATTCCAATCTATTTAAAACTATCATCAGTATTGGTATTGCCTCGACCTGATTATCAATAAAATTATCAATTTGTACCGTATTCTCTACATATATATTATTATTAGATTTTCTTCTACTAAAAGCCTTATCGTTTTTTACTCTTACAGTTTGGGGTTTTACTCCTATTTCATCAAAGGTTTTGCTTCCGAAGTGGTGGACATATGAGTTCTTAACATGATAGCTTTTATATCCAGCCTTACCAGCACGCCAACTAAAATCTCTTTCTTCGGCTGATCCTACGGGATAACGTTTATAATCAAATACCCCAATATCATTAATTACTTTTCTTGCCACCAAATAACAAAAACCGTATATTTCAGTTTCAACTATTCCAGTCCTGGTTCTCACTGCAATCATATCATTCAAGGTCATACGCATTCTTTTATTTACAAGTTCTCTCATACACTGCTTACCGGCACACCAACAAGTAGAAGGCCCCACTATCCCAGCTTTAGGTTGACCAAAACCTTTCATTAATTTATCAAGCCAATTAGGTGTCAACATTGTATCTGAATTTAAGAAACATATATAATCGCAGGTTGCTATTTTAATCCCCTGGTTACAAGCATAACTAAAACCCATATTCTTTTCATTGGTCTGGAGTTTAAACCCAACCTCTTTTTTACGCTCTGCTAAATATTCTTTAGTTATTTTGCTTGAACCATTATCAATAATTACAAGCTCGTAGTTTTGGGTAAATTTAACCAATGAATAAAAGCATTTTTTAAAATATCCCAAAGCATCAAGAACTGGAATTACTATTGTTACCCGCTTATGTTTTATATAATTAACAGATTCTAAATATTTTACAGTTTTGACATCTGATTGTACTTTATTTATATCGGATTTGGGGGATTCGATAATTTCAAGGGGAACGCCCCTCTCGATCCAATATCTTAAAACATTATCAGAAACTTCGACTATTCTCCCAGTCGGGTAATTCAGTAACTTTATCTTCATCTTTTTTTTTCCTTCTTGCCTTTCTGGTTTTCTCTATTGGCTCTGCAAGTTCTTCTAATTCCCCGATTTCAATTTTTATTTCTTCAGGTGGTTCGATTATAGGTTCTCCTATTTTTTCAATATATTTTTCTAATTTAATTTCTTCTTTTACAATATGGGCAATACCTTTATTGATTTTCCTTTGAGCAATATTTAATGGTATATCTTCAATTTTACCGGTTGCATTAATTTGTATCTTCATAAACTACCTTTCTAGTTTTATTGAGAGGGAATTTCACCCTCTCAATTTGTGCTATTATAAGCCCAATCCTGTAACTTTTGCGATTGCGTTTACATCTCTTATTGCGAATGCACGTCTTATCCAAGCTTTTACTGCTGTCTTATTTTCAGTAAATGTATTATGGTCACCAATAACAGCATCATTTGACTTTTTGAGTCTTAATTCATTTCTGACTCCTTCAAATAGATATTTCCAGTCGGCTACAATAAGTTCGTAACCTGCGGGTGAATCTTGTGTAACCATGTTTCTGGTAAACCTTATGGGATAACCAAATAAGGTTGCTGGTTCTACAGCATTGGCAGGCTGGAATATTGGTACCACATCAGTTGCTGACCTTAAATTCCTCAACTGTGCCTTTACTGCCGGATGTGTAACGAAACCAATATTATCAGTAAATCCATGTACCTCAATTGCACTTAAAGCATTTGAAATATCTATAAGTAGGTCTACGCCTGTAGGAAAATTTATTGTATGCGTAACAGGGCAACTCCCCGAGATTGTCTGTGTAAATGGAGTTGCAGCAAAATAACCTAAATAAGATTGTTCCAATGCCTGAAGCAACGCAGTTTCTATCTCTTCCCTGATTAATGAATCCATTGCAATATTAGCATCTTCAATCAGTATATCGGATGCCAGCACTATTACAGCAAGCTCATAAGCTGTCAGTGTTATTTGCCCGTGTGATTCATTGCTTACGGTCTTTTTTCCACCTTCACCATCAACCCATGTCATTACAATATCATCGGCAAGAGCGTTCATTCGTAGTGTTGCACTTGTCATGGGTATTTGCTGTAGAAACGGAATTACAGCCGATTTATTTGCTATATTCATAAATATCGTATCTGCCAACGGTGCCGGTACCAAATAACCACCGGCCTCATCTTGCATAGTGTTTTTAAAACCTAAATCTGGACTAGGCATTTTAATTTTCCTTCCTTTTTTTTATTTACCGTGCAAAAATTCTCCCATCATCTGGTTGACATCTTTTGCAGGTTCTTTGTCAGTTTTGGGAAAATTCCCAGAAGAAGGATTAGCTGGACTACCTGAAGAAACTAAATATGGTTTATCCTTGATAAGTTTTTCTACTATCTTTTCTATGGTTTTCTTGTCTGGTTCTTCTTCGTTTTCAAGTTCTTTTTTTACTACCATCATTACTACTTCTATATCATTGAAATTCTTACCGTTTGCTACAGTTAGGATAAGATTGTCAATATCCTTGTCTTTTTGTTCGGTCTGTAAATCTACATACTGCTTCTCTAGGTCTGCAATCTTCTTATCTTTTTTCTCGCCTTCGGTAAGTTTCTCGTCCTCAAAGATTTTTAGTTTCTTCTCTAATTCGTTAATCTTCTTCTTTCGCAATATTGATTCGGTCTGTAGTGATTTAACAAAACCTTCATCATACTGCCCTGTTTTTTTGTCTCCCTCACCATCAGGTTCGGGTTTGTCTTTTGGTTCATCAGAACCGACATCTTTATTTAAGTCTTTGTCCTCTGCCATCTCGGCACACTCCTTTTAGTGTCTTGCATAAAAAAAGCACCCCATCAGGAGTGCTTAGATATGCGGTTATGTTAAAATTATTTATCCTGCTTTATGAAAACTTCCCTTATGTTCTTCACAGTGCTTTTTTGCTTCATCGGCATCCCACTTACCTTTAGGATATCTAAAAGCCTGTGTAGTCGTAGTGGTTTGCCCTTTTAGTCTTCCTATAATTATAGAAATTTTACCCTGACTTATACGCCTGAAACTACCTTCTTCAAACAGTTCGGGTTCTTTTATTCTACAGGAATGTTCATTGGGGTACGGCATAATATCACCTACTTGATAAATAAAATTTTCCCATTTGGGTTAAACTCGTATTGAGTACAAACTTATTAAAAAACTTCTTACATTTTGTGGTGTTCTTAAACTTCTTAAATAGTTTATAAAACTTATCTTCAACTTTTTTAAAGTAAACCCTGTTACCTATTCTTGTAAAAACTCTTTTTGTATATTCGCTATTTGGTATAAAATCTTCTATTAATTTCATTATTCCTTCAATAAATTATTATCTTTTAATATTAACCATAAATCCCAAGCAAATCTTTCAACCATTGGTTCTTTTAATTCTTTAGCTATAATATGCATTATTTCGTGTATTAGTGTTACTTCTTGATAACTTTTACAGGATTTTGTATTTAACCTAATTGTCTTTTTTAATTCATTAAAATCACCAAAGTAATCATTTCCCAAATCTTCAAATTTTATATCAAATTCAATTCCCTTAATTTTAATTTTATTGGGTATTTTCATTAAGCTGCTTTCTCATAAACTTCCTTATACCATTCAGCCAATTCCGGTTGGCTTGCTGGATTTTCCATATATGCAATCCAGTTAGAGGTAAATTGCTCTACCGATATAATATCTTCAGTAGTAGAACATCTACAATTCGGATGTGCAGGTGGTATTCCCGTTTCATTTGTATTCTTACCATCATTCTCATCACAAATCTCACAACAACCGGAAGCAGAAAGCCACATTAATCCCTTTGAGCCTGGATTAAGATTTGAACTTAACCGGTCAGCTTCATTAAAAGAAATCGCCATCTCTGTACGCAGTAACCTTGACGCTTCATAGCTTACTTTCCTTCCGTGTAGGCTAGTTAATTTAGCCGGTGTGTATTTTGGATTAAGCAAGTTTTCCAGTGCCGATAATGTCAATCTATCTGAAGCAGATCCCCCAGCAACTACATTCTGCATTACAATACGTTCAATTTCCTGCTTTGTGCGCCTATTAAGTAGCCATACCCTGTCTGAAAGTTTTAGCCCATCATTCCAGATTTTACTGTAGGTATAAGTTACTGCCTCTTTTGAAGTCTTATTTAAAATCCTGGTAAGCTTCAGGTCATATCCTGCATTGGTTAGGCTTCTCTGATATTGGCTAAGTGCAATTTTATTTACTTCTTTACCTAAATCTGCTGAACTTATCAGTGCCTTATCCAGTATCCCTTCAAAATTATTGGATAGCCTTGAAGCTTCTCTAAGCAGTGAATTTATCCTTATCTTTACCTGTGCTGATGTAAGGGTTTTATTTGCCAGGATATCTTGGAATCTAATTTTTAGTTCTGCTGCGGTTTCAATATATAGCCTTGCAAGTTCCCTATCCTGCAATTCTGTTAAGGTTATAAATTTAGTTCTCTGTGCTTCAAGGTATTTTTTAAATTCATCACTCATTTTCGGTATCACCAGTATTATGTGAACTTCTTAAATTATCTAAATTTAAAGATTTATCATATTGATTCTTTTCTTCAAGTATTTGTGCAAGTTCTCTTTCCGGGTCTTCCACGCCTAACTCATTCATTGCAGTTGTTACACTTATTAAACCTGCTGTAATCTTCTGTGTTATTACCTGTATATTTTCAAGTTCGTTTTGTGGTAGTGGATTGTGGGTAATTATTTCAATATCCAAATCATCGGGTAAATCGTATCCTTCGTAAATCTGCTTCATCTTTAAAATACCCATATACATTTCCCTAAGCCTTGCTCCCCATATCGCATTTTTTCTTGTAGTCTTGGAAAGTATTGCAGCAAAGAGTAACTTTAGCGCAACTCCTGAAAGATTGCCTACTTTTGAAATCCTATCTACTGAAACGTTTACAACTTCTGAAAATTCATAGAGTGCAGCAACTAGGCTATCTATGTGATATTTTAGGCTTTCGATATAATGGAATTGCCCTTCAAGTTTAAATACATCTGACTTAGGACTATCCGGTCCGCCACCCATAAGTTCCCATACTGCGCCAGGTTTTGCCTTCAGTCCCTTTTCTGGATTCTTACCAGTCGGCTTTACATTCATAAGTATCGTTATTGCAAATAAATCAAATCTTAAGCTATCTGATAAGTCGGAGTATTTTCTATTTATTTCATCGATAATGGGTATTAAATCTTCAAGTTCACTCATTCCCCATATTTCACCGATTTGCGGAGTATTGGGGATAATATAGACAGGAATAAAATCTAGGTATTTTTTACCTATTCCGAGAGGTTGTCTTGGGATTATTACTTCTTTAGGCTTCTCTATCATCTTTGCGTCATAGATAGCTTCTTCAATATAGCAGATACCATTTTCAAGTTCATAGGTCTGCTTCCAGATTGTATCTTCATCTCTAAATGCTACAAAATGGATTTTAGTTATATTCTCATAGTCATCAAAATCATAAATAGGGAAACACTCTATACGGTTTCTTACAAATATCCTGATATCCTCTTTGTCTATATCGTACTTTAATTTAAATACCACACCGCCAGATACATTACATTCCACTGCTGCCTGAAGTAGCTTTACATCCATTAAATTTCTCTTATGCGTTTCGTAAATATCTACCTCAATCTCATCTGAACGCATTGGCTTTATTTCTTTTTTAGCAGCTTTCTTTTTTACTTTTAGCACTTCTTCGCTATCTGAGGTGCAGTTAAAGTCAACCGGTATTTCAAACTGCCAGGAAGCGAGTTTGTTTATAATGTAGCGTGAATAATTTAAGGGTACTTGTGTCGGATAATAATTTTTGCCACCACTTACCCTTGTACCATATTCAGGATATTTTTCTACAATATATTTAAAAACATCATTATCATAGTAATCCTGATACTTAATTAACTGATTCAGCACTTCTATTTGTTTATCCTTAAATATTGTCGGGTAAGTTGGAAGTGCTACGTCTATTAATTTTTGAAGTTCTAATCTCATAATTTATTCCTATCTAAATGCTATTCCTAAAGTAGTTCCTTCGGCTAACTGTCCTTTTACCCTGCTATAAGTTCCATACCGGCCAGCATCCATTCCGTGATCCATAAACTTAACCGGCTCTTCAAGTACGTTCCCGTCCTTATCTTCTTTGCGCTTATATCCCTGCGCTTCCTTGATTAGATTAGCTCCTATAATTCCAATAAGATGAGCCTTGCACCAGTTAATACCGTCTCTTACATCTGTCTTTGCTTTATGGATATTAAAGCCGGCTTCGTAAAACAATTGAATTGAACCGGGTTCATCTGTGCCGCCATAGAATTCTTTTTGCCTTTCAGCTTCGGGTATTTTCTCTTTTGCGAGTTCTATAAATTCAGGAGTGGTTAATCCTTTCTTATAGATTATCTCTTCCCAGATTACCTTATCACCATCGAACCAGTGAATTTTAATTAGTGCCGCTGGTTTAGCATATCCCCAGTCAATTCCATAACTTATTTCCTGTGATTCTTTACCACATTCAGATATTTTGTTGTATGCTTTCCAACCGACATAGATAATATGTTTTAATATTCCCCATAGCCCAAGCCGATAAATATTATAAAGATTCTCATCCTGTTCTTTTAACTCTTCAAGTTCCTCTATATCTTCTTTTTGTGCGAATGGATTATCTTCTACGGTAGAATAATCAAAAGCCATATTATTTTTTGGCTTATCTACAATATCTGTTTTTATCCAAATGTTTGCATCTATGGGATTTAAGCTACAGATAATTTGATTTACGGTATCTGTTTTTCTTCTACATCTTCTTACAAGTTCCAGATATTCTTCAAAGGTTATTTCCGGGGTTTCTTCGGGCCATATATAATTATATTCTTTACTCTTGTATTTATTCCGATCATCTGTACCTCTAAAAAGTA